CATTACAAACCTATTGGCACAGCCCAACATGAGCCTTGGCTTTTGGGTCAATGCTAACTGCAAGGCCAAAGGTGTCAAGTGTAGAGAGATCACACCCGCATCCTTCTACAAGCACAAGCTCGCAAAGGTGCGTCTTGTTCAAGAACCAGTCCTACCAAATGTCTAGTCACACAATGCAAGTTACTTTCGACAAGTCTGTATCCTCCTCCATCTTGGAGGCAGGGTACAACTACAACCCATCTGGCAACAACACAATCGCTGTGGAGTTTGACAATGACGGCAGAGATATCTACGACATCCTCGAAGATGCAGGTCTTGGCCACCTGACTGATGAAATCATCTACACCAACTACTATGCAGACTGTTTATGAAACCAAGCAATGCAAAGAATGTGGCAAGTTCAAACTTCTGGACGAGTTCCCACTATTTAGCACTGCGGGAGCAGGTAGAAAAAATACTTGCAAATCTTGCTCCAACCACCAAGCAACGGTCAGACGTAGACTGAGACGGCAACATCCAGTGCCCGATCCCGGATCGTGCCCATCTTGCGGTAGGCATACTGACAAGTGGGTTCTTGACCACTGCCATCACACTGACAAGTTCAGAGGTTACATCTGCGACTCATGCAACGTAGCTTTTGGTAAGTTCAATGATGACCCTTACACAATGCAACGCTCACTCAACTGGCTCCAATCACATGGCTAATTCCACCACACAAACTGACAAGTACATCAAGACCTTTGATGCAGCTGACGATCCAATCGTTTATGTGCTAATACGCACCAGTCCTTACACATTCGATGACATGCTCATAGGTGTCTTTGACAGCCGAGAGTCTCTAATGATTAGACTCAAGCGTATTATGGACAGACCTGAGAATGATGAAGTGTTCAAGATTGAAACACGCAATCTTAGAAACCTCCAGCACGAACAGGACTTAGACAAATGATGACAACCAAAGACATCAATGTTGCTGACATCCTGACCTTCGAGGACAGGGAGGCTATAGCTAGTATCGTTGACAAACGAGTAGCTGCAGAATATGGCGACATGTACGACTTCAAATGGTCAATGAAAGTATCAGGTTACTTTGCAATTCCTACTGTAAGCACACAAAAACTATGAGTACACTACACGCATCAGAACGACTACTCGACATATTCGAGGAAGTCAAAGAGGCTTTCCCATACTATGATGAGGACAAGCAAATCGAGATTGCTAACAAGCGTTTCGAGGATGAACTTATATGAGCAAACCCACACCGGGATTTCCACAGTTCATCAAAGTTCTAGTCATGCTCTACGGAGTGCTGGCTTTCTCAGCTGTTATTGCCACAAGCAATAGACACGCACCCCCAAGAAACAAATCTTTTAGACTATCATGGCAAGACGTGACTTTGAAAACAGAATACGGGAGCTTAACAAATGGAAAGCCACTGACGAGCTGACTGAAGTTACCTTTGACATGGGACATGAAGCAGCTCTCACGTGGAATCTCCCAGCCTCCTACGTATGTGTCGTCCGAGCTATCAAGCAGGACGGTACAATACAGGAGAAGGCATACCGCCAAGCCTTCGCAGCCAAACGGTACATGAAATCGTTACTCATGCAAGATGAGGACTACGTAGTAATGACCAGCAATGCTGTGCTCGACACCCAAACTGACATACCATGAACCCATGTGACTTATCCGAGATCCTTGACAGACTCGGCTACTACATCAACGATGACACGGGCGAGGTGATGCTAGAAATAGATCCCTGTGGCCCACCCGTCATTGACAACCTATTGGTCATGCTTGCTGCTCAAGGTAAGTTAATTACCAAACGCAATCCAGAATATGAGCTAGGTTTCTACTTGCCAAACTGGACTTGCTTCAATAGTATGGAGGAGTACTGTAAAGTATTTCCCTATGAACAACAATGCAAATGCTATGATGTCTAACTTGACACAACGACAAATTGACCACCTCGATGATTACGAATACTCTCTCTTTCTAGCTTATGGTGACGCATACAAACCTACATCGACAGTTCCTGCTGGAACAGGAAGCGATCAGCTGTGGGAGGCAAAGACTGCACGACTCCATGCAGAAATTAGAGGAGAAATCCTACGCTTCCGCAAGCGTTTATGGGGTGTCATCAATCAGAGAGGCTTTACCATATCTAATCAAGACCGTTGAAGATACCTTCTACAGGCTTGGTAAGGGGCAAGCTGGTAAGTTCTATCGAGAGATAGCTCTATACCTTGATGAGCTTGAACCACTGGCTATCTCTACTATCCTGTTGAAGATTACATTTGACAGGGTGTTTAGTACCAGACGACAAGTAAATCTCATTGTACCAACCATGACTGCTATTGGCTCTGCACTTGAGTCAGAGTGTAAGTTCCGTTGGTATAAGAAGCATCATCCCGGATTGATGAATTACATCAGCACCAAATACTTTCACGAGTCTTGTGGCACTATGCAAAAACAAGTCATTGCCAGCAAAAAGTTTGGCGAGCATGGCATACGTTGGAACGCATGGGGCACTAAGACAAAAGTATCACTTGGACGCTGGGGGCTGACTGCAGTTATGGACTCCACACAATGGTTTACCATAAGCAAACGTAAGACCCACCGCAAACGCTACGAGTACAGGGTAGTACCCACTCCTGAGTTTGAATCCAAACGTGAACAACTTATCAAAACTGCTGAGTTGTTTGCTGGTATACCTTGGCCTATGTTAGTACACCCAGACGACTGGGGGTATGATGAAGATGGTACTGTAATCTACGGAGGATACTTAACCAACCGTATGATGAAAGGTCACGATCTTACTAGAAAGGCTAACCCCTACATAAAACACGGGAAAGCACCGATTGACTTTCTAAACAAGTTACAGCGGGTGCAATACTGTGTAAATCGTCATGTACTGCAAGTGGCAGATGAGATGAGGAGTAGAGGTAGAGTAATAGGTAAGTTTATACCTATATCTCCAGCCTACAAACCACCACGTCCTGCTGATGCAGACGATAATCCTGAGTCAAATCTAGCTTGGAGACGAGCGATGGCAGAGTCTCACAACGCTGACCGTCTTAACTTCAAGAGATCAGTCAGGACACGTACACAACTAGAGGCAGCTGAGAAATTTAAAGATGAGAAATTCTATCTTTGTTGGTCTTATGACTACAGGGGCAGAGCATACCCCATCCCAGCGTTCCTCACACCTCAAGATACAGACTTTGGTAAAGCACTTATCAGATTTGCTGATGAGTCTAGTGTGACAGATGAAGCCGAGCTTTGGTTATCTTTCCAAGTGGCTACATGCTTTGGTCTTGATAAAGCCACACTAGAGGACAGACATCTATGGGTGTCTAACAATACAGACCTCATCACTAAGGTTGCTACAGATCCCGTCAGGTATTTATCTGAGTGGGAAGAAGTAGATGAACCTTGGCAATTTATGTCTGCCTGTCACGAATACTACCACTGCTGTATTAAAAAAGATAAATTAACTACTGGTCTTATGGTTGCAGTTGATGCAACATGCTCAGGTCTACAGATCTTAGCAGGTCTAGCCAAAGACCGTAGCACTGCGGAGCTTGTAAACGTAGTACCTAGTGAAAAACCTAGTGACGCTTACAAGGCGGTAGCAGAGAAAGCAAAAGAGTTTCTCCCAAGTTACATGCACCCTTGGATGACCAGAGCTGTGTGCAAACGCACAGTGATGACCATACCATACAATGCTACTAAAGATAGCAGTCGCAAGTACATTCGTGAAGCATTACTAGAAAACAACATAGACCCAACTAAAGATGAACTGACACAAGTTGTCAATGCAGTCTACAATTCAATGGACAGCATCGTTCCGGGGCCAATGAGAGTAATGCGATGGATCAAGAAGCATGTCGGACTTTACATCAGAAATGGTGCTAAAGAAGTTCAGTGGGTCACACCATCTGGTTTTGTCGTTAATCAAAGACGAGACGACATTGAAACCAAGATAATGGAGTTGCAGCTGTTAGGTAGAACACAGGTTAGAATACCGACTGGTAAATCTACACCTAGTCCTAACAAGCATAAGTCTAGCACTGCCCCAAATTACATACATTCATTCGATGCTTCGATTCTTCACAGATCATTTATGCAATTTGATGAACCATTTACAGTTATCCACGATTCTGTTCTTTGCAGAGCAGGAGACATGGGAACACTCAATCGCCTTGTGCGAGAAACCTACACCAATATCTTTTCCGAAGAATGTTGGCTCTCAAGATTTGCAGAGACTATCAACGCTTCCGAACCGCCACCAATCGTTGGGACACTAGACCCAAAGGTTGTATCTAATTCCACCTATTTTTTCTGTTAATTATGCACACCTACGTAACTCCCCAACCTGTTACTCTTGACGGCTTTCAAGCTATATTGAAAGCAGGTGAGTGGGGCTACAAACTTTCTGCTCTAGTCAAAGGTGATCTCATCAAAGACTTAGAGGAAGAACGTGAGTCAGCTCTAGAATGGGCTAGAAGCAAAGCTAAGAACCCTAAAAGGGTCACAGTAAAGCCTGAGCCTTGGGAAGAGCTTGACAACGAGCAAGGTACTTACCACATACGTTTCAGCTGGAGAGATGGAGACAAGTTCTTTCCTGTTGTAGTAGACACAGAAGGGACAGCTATCGAAGATAAGGACACACCTATCTACAGCGGTAGTAAAGTTAAACTAGCTTTCTTCCAAAAGCCATACGTCCTACCAAGCGGTGACATTGGTACATCATTAAAACTAAAAGCAGTACAAGTTGTTAGTCTTAACAGTGGAGCTGGTGTAGTTGACAACGGTGACATGACACCAGAGGACGCAGCAGAACTATTTGGTTCTACAAAAGGATTTAAGGTCGAAGATCCTCAAGTTGATTCAGCTCCTAGCTCTTTTGAGGATCCGTTGGATGACTTCTAATGCGTAGTCATTTAGAAGAACAAGTGGCTGACTTGCTCGATGAGATGAACATAGAGTATCAGTATGAATCTGAGAAGATACCATACATGATTGAAGCTAACTATATCCCTGATTTCAAAGTTGGGGATATATACTTCGAGACTAAAGGATACTTCCCCCCAGATCAGAGACGCAAGATGAAAGCAGTCAAGGAGGCTAATCCTGATCTTGACATACGTATTATCTTTCAATCCCCTCACAATAAAATAAACAAGCGTTCCAAAACAACCTACTCTATGTGGGCTGAGAAGAATGGCTTTCCTTGGTGTGCCTATTATGCAATCCCAGTTGACTGGCTCAGATGAATCATCATTCCTATATCACACCAGCTGTCCTGAGTGTGGTTCATCAGATGGTAATTCCGTATATTCTGATGGACATTCTTATTGTTTTGTATGCAACCATTATAGCAATGGAGGACATGACGATAGTGAACA